GTTGATGACGATCTCGTCGAAGAAGGGCACGACCGACTTCACCGAGCGCAAGATCCGAGAGTCGGCCGACAACCCGCGCATCTTCGTTCGCGAGTACGCGCTGTGGGACGTCAAGAAGTACAGCGATCAGAAGTTCCGTGTTGTCATCGGGACCGACGACGTGTCGAGCCGAGTGCTTGCTGATTCGGAGCCGGTGCCCGACACCGTCGCTCAAGGAAAGCAACGCATCATCGAGGTGCCGATCGACTTCCGTTCAGACTTCGAGGAGGACCTGGACGGCTCGCTTCGCGAGATCGCCGGCATCGCGACCGACTCGATTCGGCCGTACATCAGGAACAAGGAGAAGATCATCAAGGCGCTGTCGTCGAAGCGCCCCATGCCGCGGCCGGGAGGCTTGGAGTGGGATCCCACCACGCCGCTGGCCCTCGATTGGTCGGCGTTGTGCGTGGAGCGTCAGCGTCGGTCGGTCAACGGGAAGACGTTGTTGAGCTACAAGCCGCGGTTCAATCCCGACGCGCAGCGACACATCCATCTCGACCCTGCGCTTTCTGACGACTCGTACGGCTTCGCGATGGGGCACGTCGCCAAGATGGTCGAGGTGGTGAGGACGAACTGGTCGAGCGGCAAGAAGTCGAAGGAGATGGTTCCGCTCATCGTGATCGACTTGGCGCTGCGCATCGTTCCGCCGGACCGGGGGGAGATCCCGATGGCCGAAGTGCGGCGCCTCATCTACGAGCTGACCGAGCACGGTTTCCACATCGGGCTGGTGACGATGGACACGTACCAGTCGGCCGACATGAGGCAGAACCTGAACTCGAAGGGGTACAAGGCGGAGGTGTTGTCGGTCGACTCCTCGTCGGACGCGTACGATCTGCTGAAGAACGCGATCAACGAGGAGCGGTTCGACTGTTTGCCGTTCCCGCACTTGGAGAAGGAGTTGCGGCAACTGGAGTGGAACCCGAAGCGCAAGAAGGTCGATCACCCCCAGGATGGGTCGAAAGACGTTGCCGACGGACTCGCCGGCGTGACGATGTCGTTGACCACCAGGCTGGCGCCCCAGCCGCTGGTTGCCTCCCCTGGCATCAGCGAGTACCGAGACGCCACTGTCGAGGACATCGACTGGGTTCTCCCGAGGAACGAGAAGGGCGAGACCATGCGGCCGAAGGAAGAGCCAGGCGCGAAGGACAACTGGGCTCCGCTGCTTCCTGTCAAAGGCTGACCAGGCATCTGTAGAGATGGGCGGGGCCGTCAGGTAGAGTGCTCGGCATGACGCAGTGGGTGGCCCTCAGAGACTTGCTGTCTTCGAGCGAACGTGTGGTCGAGGCTGCGCCCGATCGCATGAGCGTTGGCCATGGTGGCGTGTGGTGGGGCGTCACGCCGTGCCCAGCCGGCATGGAGAAGGACGAAGACGGGAACCTGGTGTGTCGTCGGGAACCGGAGGATGTGGTTCCCCAGAGTGTTGCAACGCAGCGTCTCGACGTGTCGGCGGAGGAGCCCGTATGAGAGGCGGCGGCGGAGTGATTTGCGACCCTTCGGTTCTTGACAGGCTCGGCTATACCGACGAGGACGATGAGCTGGAGGGGGCGTTGCCTCTCCCGGCGCGGGTTTCTCAGCCGGAAATGTGGCCTCTGCCGCCCGCAGAAGGTGACGAGCACAGAGAGATGGATTTCGACACCTTCATGCGAGCGACCAGGCGGCGTCAGAGCGGAACGGTCGTCTCGCTGACCAAGCTCCGCGGGTAGAGGTCTCATGGGTTTCGCCTCGAACGTTGCCAAGCGGATTCGGTCCATCCTCTCCCGAGACAAGGAGGGGCGTGGCGACACGCTCGTGAAGGGCACCAAGCTCGCCGCGCCCGACAGCTACAACATGCTGTCGACCTTCGGGTACGACGCGCTCAGCGACTGGATGAAGATCGAGTACGACCTGATGGCCAGGTTCGTCGACTACGAGGAGATGGACGAGTACCCGGAGATCGCCGCGGCGCTCAACATCTTCGCTGACGACTCGACGCAGCCGGACACCGTGAAGAACAAGACGGTGTGGGTCGAGTCGAAGGACGTCGTCGTGAAGGAGCGTCTCACCGATCTGTTCGACCGAACGCTTCGCATTGAGGAAGACGTTTGGGAGATCTGTCGCACGCTCTGCAAGTACGGCAACGACTTCGAGGAGCTGATTCTCACCGAAGGCGGAGTGCAGGCTCTCAACTTCATGCCGCCGCCCACCGTGCGCCGCATGGAGGGGATGAAGGGCGAGCTGCTGGGCTTCGTGCAGGACCTGCGAGCCCAGTTCACGATGACGCCCGAGGACTTCCAGAAGCTCCTCGACGAGCGAGGGTCGATGACGCCCGACTCGCCCGAGTACATGACGATGACGGCGATCCCGTTCGAGGACTTCGAGGTCGCCCACTTCCGCATGCGGGGCAAGCACCGTCGGTCGATCTACGGCTTCGGTGCGCTCGAATCGGCGCGGTGGATCTGGAAGCGACTGATGCTGATGGAGGACGCGGCGCTCATCTACCGGCTGTCGCGTGCACCGAGCCGATACGCGTTCTACGTCGACGTGGGAAACCTGCCGGCGAAGGAAGCGATGTCGCACGTCAATCGCTTCAAGAACCAGCTCAAGAAGCAGAAGTTCGTCGACCCCCAGACCGGCAAGCTGAACCTGAAGTGGAACCCGCTCGCGTACGACGAGGACTTCTTCGTGCCGGTGCGGGACGGGAAGAAGTCGGCCGAGATCGACACGATCACGGGGCCAGCCTGGCAGCACATGGAGGACATCGACTACTTCCGCGCCAAGCTCTTCAGCGCGCTCGGAGTGCCGAAGACCTACCTGGGCTACGAAGAGGAGACCGGCAAGGCGAAGGGGACGCTCTCGCAGGAGGACGTTCGCTTCGCCCGCACGATCCTTCGTGTGCAGCGTGAGCTTCGGAACGGTCTGAAGAAGATCGCCCGCGTTCACCTGGCCGCCGTGAACATCGATGCCGCGGAGATCGAGTACGACGTGGCGATGACCGTGCCGAGCGCCATCTTCGAGCTGGCGCAGGTCGAGGTGAAGAACGCGAAGCTCGACTTCGCGGACAAGATCAAGTCGTACGTCTCCGAGTACTGGATTCTGTCGCGTGTTCTGGGCTTCTCAGACGAGGAGATTCAGATCATCGAAAAGCAGAAGGTGTTCGAGCGCCAGAAGAAGGCCCAAGAGGCTGCGGCTCTCGGCGTTGCGCCGGAAGAGATGGCGGCAGAACAGACGGAGGGTGAGCGCGTTCGTCAGCTGATGGCTGGCAACCGAGACCACGAGAAGTTCGTCGAGGACAACTTCGATGCGCTGCTCGGGACGAACACCGAGATTTTGAAGCGAGTGGGTGAGCTGGACGGCCTGATGGGCGACCTTCGTTCTGCTGTTGCACGTCGCTGGTAGCCCCTGATACCTTCGTGAGCGCTTCTTGACACGTTGGAGTGGTGCCCCGAAGATGCCGCGCGCCGTTGAGTGAGACGGTGGAGACAAACCGAATGTCGACTCGAAAGCTGATCCCAAGGAGTGTCGCCGAGCAGATGACTCGGGGGAGCCTTGAGCAGACGATCAGCCGTGTGCGCGAAGCGGTGAAGACCTCCAAGCTGTTCGGAGAGAATGTCGGCGCTCCGCACCTGGTCGCGACGTTCCCAGGGTACGCGCTGGTCGGGACGGACGAAGGGAAGTTCTTCCGCGTCAAGTTCGAGAACACGCAGTCGAGCGGCGCGGTCTCGCTGTCCGAGGCCGAGTCGTACCCAGTGCAGATCTTCGATGAGTCCAACATGGGCAAGCTCATCGATCAGAAGGCCGACGCCGTCGTCGAGTCGCTGATGCGCGGCGAGAAGCCGTCGATGCGTGTGCTCTCCGAGATGGCGGAGCTGGTGTCCTTCGACACCGTCTCTCCCCGTGAGCAGGCGAAGCGCATCGTCGCCACGATGGAGAACAGCGAGCGGCCCTGGCGGAAGATGTTCAAGGAGAATCGCTCGAAGATTCGTCAGTTCATCGAGAGCGACCTGGCCGACATCCGCGCCCGTCTCCCGAAGCAGACGAACAAGTTCGCCCCGCTGTACAGTGGAGCCACGAAGGCTGAGTCGGCGGAGTACGCGCCGCTCGCCCAGTCGTGCCTCCGTGCGCGGAGCGAGAGGATGGAGCAGATCGCCACCCAGGTGGGCGACGCCTACTCGAAGTTCGCGACCCAGGAGTCGAAGTTCCGTACTCCTGAGGGCGCGGCCACGATCGAGTCGGTTCGTCGTTTCGCCGAGGACTTCATCGAAGAAGCGGCGAACCTGTCCGAAGCGCTCGACGAGCTGAGCAAGTCCGAGGGGTCGGTTTCCGATCTCGGCATGGCGTGCGACGCGGTCCTCGCACGCATGGAAGACTTCGAGATGGCGGCCGCCTTCATCAACAAGACGCTGAAGCGGGCACAGGCCGCATAGAGACGCAGTTCCTGGAGGAAAGAACCGATGAGTTTCTCCCCGAGCAACAAGCAGAAGAAGGCCGCGCTCCGGTCTCTCCATGAGGACCTGCAGGACCTGGGGCTCTCGATGGGAGATCTCTCCCGGAACACCGAGGGTGTGACCCCTGTTCTGGGCAACGCCGTTCACACGGCGGCACAGCTCAACGAGAGCCGTGCTCGTGCGAACACGAAGCCGTCCAAGAAGGCCGTCGCCGAGGCTCGCGCCCGCAAGGCCCGCATGGAGGCCGTGCGCCGCAACAAGACGAAGCTGCGCGAGGGCGTGAAGGGCACCGCCGGCAACAAGTGGCTCCGCATGTACGGCGAGGCCAAGACGGGCTCCTTCCAGAAGAAGACCGGCATCGCCGGTCTCGTGGAGGACATCCAGACGCTGGTCGCCGGCGCGTACGGGCGGAAGCTCGGCGAGTCGAAGCGCCAGCAGTACCGCCGCGCGTTCAAGAACGTCGCGGAGGTGTCGGAGCTGCTCGCCCGCCGGTACGAGAAGCGCGGTGGCGCGAAGAACGAGTCGATCGCGGTCATGCTGCGCAAGATGAAGGCCGAGGCGGTGAAGCACTTCCGCAACCTCGGCCTGGCCGAGGACGTTCCGGCCGCGGACGCCCGCTCGACCACCGCGTACGAGCTGCCGGATCCGGGGGCGCTCGATGACGGCTCGGGCGACGAGGGCTCGATCCCCGCCAACCCGAACCCGCACGACTCGTCGGCCGAGGGCGAGACCGACCTGGAGAACCCGTCGGGCGACATCGGCAAGGGCAAGCGTCCGGGCGAGGCGACTCCCCGCGGCACCGACGGCGGCCCCGAGGACATGTCGACGCCCGAGGACATGACGGCCGAGGACATCGACCTGGAGAACCCCTCCGGCGACATCGGCAAGGGCAAGCCGGCTGGTGGCCCCACGCCGACCGGCGACGAGCCGGACTGGATCGACCCCGACCTGCGTGACGACCTCGACGGCTACGTCGGCGAGGACGACGACGGCGACGCCGATGACGAGGAAGACATGGGCGAGGCCGAGGGCGACGACGACGACGAGTCGGAGACCACGGACGAGGACGACGAGAACCCGTTCGCGTCGGATGACGAGGACGACGACGAGGGCATGGCCGACGAAGACGGCATGGACCCGGTGCCGGGCGCGGATCTCGCGGCCCCTGGCACTCCGGTCGCGCCCCCGTCGGTGCCCGGCATGGGCAACGAGGGCGATGAGCCCTCCGATGGCGAGGACGAGGCGACCATCAAGGAGATGATGCGTGCGCTCACCGCGGCGCTCGACGACTACTCGAAGACGCAGGAGTCGGTGAAGCCGAAGTTCACGGCCGTCCGGAGGTAATCCGTGAACGCGGCCAATCTCCGCCGGCTGGTGGAAGGACTGAAGTCCCAGCTGGCGGAGAACCCGCGTGAGAGAAGGTCGAAGTACCCGAGCGGACGCAAGGAGATCATCGGGTACCAGGGCAGGAAGAAGATCGTCGGCCGGAAGCACAAGAAGAAGCCGATGGGTGCATCACTGAAGAGGCTGTTGTCGCCACCGAAGCTGGGACTCTGATGAACAAGCAGCTCATCATCGACAGACTGATTCACGTCCCCGGCTCGGGTGGTGGCCTCGTCAAGTGGCAGCTCACCGAGTCCGCCGACGGCAAAAAGATCACCGCTCGTGGCGAGTTCGCTCGCGCCGACGTGGCGACCGAGAACAAGCGCATGTACCCGCGCTCGCTCTGGGAGCGTGAGATCGAGTCGCTCCGGGGTGCTCTCTCGGAGCGCAAGGTCTTCGGCGAGGTCGATCACCCGAACGATGGTCGCACGAAGCTGTCGCGGGTGAGTCACCTGCTGACCAGCCTGGAGCTGGAAGGCGACGTCGTCATCGGCGAGGCCGAGATTCTCGACACCGACGCCGGTCGCAACCTGAAGGCCATCCTGAAGGGTGGCGGAGCCGTCGGCGTGTCGAGCCGCGGTTACGGAACCACGTCGCCTGGACCTGATGGAGTTGAGGTCGTCCAGGAAGACTACCGGCTGATGACGTTCGATTTTGTCGCCGAGCCGGCGAACACGACCTCGTACCCCAGCATTCACGCGGAAAGCCGCTCTGCGGTCGGCCCGCGCAGCCCGCAGCAGGAGAACGACGACATGGACCTGACCAAGATCACCGCCGAGGACCTGAAGAAGGCGAACCCGTCTGCGTACGAGGCCATCGCCTCGGCGGTCAAGGCGGAGCAGTCCTCCGCGCTGGATGCGCTCAAGTCGTCGATGAAGTCGGAGATGGTCCAGGCCGTCGCCGACCTGAAGGCGAAGGCGTTCGAGGAGGCGAAGGCGGCCGTGATGTCCGACCCGACCATCGCCGGCGCCCGCCTCGCCCTCGACCAGGTGAAGTCGGCCCTCGGTCTCGTGGCCCTGCCGGAGGACGTGCAGAAGGTCGCGTCCCAGAAGGACGAGGAGATCGGCAAGCTCCAGACCCAGGTGTCGGAGGCGAACCTCCGCATCAAGGGCCTGGAGGAGCAGCTCGGGCGCATGTGCGACGTGGCGAAGGAGGCCGCGTACAAGCTGCACCTGGAGCGCCGCCTGAAGAGCGAGGCGAAGGCCGAGACCATCGCGAAGCTGGTCGGCGACGTCCGCCAGTACGAGTCGGTGAAGGCGATCGACGCGAAGGTGGAGGCCGTCTCGCAGGAGATCGCCAAGGCCGTGAAGGTCGAGAGCGTGCAGAAGGGCGAGGTCGAGAAGCTGAAGGAGGAGAAGGCCAAGCTCCAGAAGTCGCTCTCCGAGTCGCTGCAGGTCGGTCGTGACGTCGCCGTGGCGCTCTACGTCGAGCGCAAGACGCGTGGTCACGCGCGGGCGAAGGAGATCGTGCAGCTCATCGAGTCGAAGCGCCCCCAGAACAAGGAAGAGGTCGATTCGCTGTACGAGTCGATCGCCAACCGCATGGCGTCGCGCAGCGACGACGAGGCCGAGCGCATCCGCAAGCGCCTGGGCCGTGCGCGTGAGCAGCTCACCGAGAACAAGAACGGCTCGGCGCCTTCGCGCCAGGCCGGGTCGGCCCTCCTGGGCGACCTCCCGCCCGAGTTCGGCGGCAAGATGCAGATGGAAGAGATCCTCGCGCTCTCCGGCGTGCGGAAGTAGCGCTGGGAGTCAGGAACCTGTAGTCTGACGCAGTCCAACAACCTGTCAGAGGGCATGAAGCCCCGAGACTGAAGCACGGAGCACGAGGAACACCATGGGAAACCCGAACACGGCGCGGCAGCTGATGGAGAACGGTGAAGCCAAGCGCACGATCGCGGACGAGAGCTACGTCCGCATGCTGAGCAAGAAGTGGGGTCCGATGCTGGAAGGCATCGACACCAAGACCCAGGCCGGTCGTCACCGTGCCGCGGTCACGGCGATCCTGCTGGAGAACGAGATGGAGCATCTCCGTTCTCTCACCGAGGACACGCGTGCGGCCAACGTCGGCCCGTTCACCAAGTTCATCTTCCCGATCCTCCGCCGGGTCTTCCCGAACCTGATCGCCAACGACATCGTGTCGGTGCAGCCGATGACGGCACCGGTCGGCGCGGTCTTCTTCTTCGAGTACAAGTACGGCTCGACGAAGGGCCGCATCACCGCGGGCGACAACCTCGTCCAGAAGTTCGACCTCGACTACTCGTCCGAGAACGTGACGGCCGAGGCGATCGGCGCGGCCGGCGACGGCGCGTCGCTCGGGCCCTTCACCGGCACGGCCTCGTGGCTCCCGATCAAGTCGGGCACGCTCGTCGTGAACTGGACCACGGGCTCCGTGGCCAAGTCGGTCAACCCTGACGTCGACGGTGACGGCACGTTCGCGGCCGGTGGCGGCATCGCGGCCGGCTCGATCAACTTCACGTCGGGCGCCTTCAGCGTGACGTTCCAGGCGGCGAACGCCCCTGACCTCGGCACGCGGGTGACGATCGACTACACCTACAACACCGAGAACAACAGCTCGGTGCCCCAGATCAACCTGGACATCCAGCTCCAGGAGATCCGCGCCACGACCCGCAAGCTGAAGGCGCTGTGGAGCAGCGAGGCCGCCGATGACCTCCGCGCGTTCCACGGTCTCGACGCGGAGACCGAGCTGGTCGGCGGCATCGCCCAGGAGATCGCGCTCGAACTCGACCGCGAGATCATCAACGACCTCGTCAGCGTCTCGACGGGCTCGGTGGCGTCGTTCGACCGCAACGTGCCGGCCGGCATCAGCGAGCAGGACCACCTGCGCGACATCGTGACGCCGCTGGCGACCGTGTCGAACCTGATCCACAAGAAGACCCTGCGTGCGCCGGGCAACTTCCTGATCACCTCGCCCGAGGTGGTGGCCCTCCTGGAGACCCTGCCCACGTTCGTGAGCGAGGACCCGAAGGAGTACGCGTTCAACTACGGCATCGTGAAGGCCGGCGTGCTCCAGAAGAAGTGGATGGTCTACAAGGACCCGTTCTTCGACACGCGGTACCCGACCTACAAGGGCAAGATCCTCGTGGGCCTGAAGATGCCGTCGTTCCTCGACGCCGGCTACGTCTGGGCGCCGTACGTGCCCCTGCAGGTCACCCCGACGTTCCTCGATCCGGGCGACTTCTCGTTCCGGAAGGGCATGCGCACCCGCTACGCCAAGAAGGTGCTGCGCAGCGAGTTCTACGGCCAGGTGAACGTCGTCAACCTGTAAGCCATCGCCGAAGTCTTTCAGAGCGGGGAGGAGGGAAGGCTTTCGCCTCTCCTCCTCCCCGTTGTGTTTCTGGAGTAGATGGTCTGGCCGGTAACCGCAAAGGAGCAGTCATGGCGCGCAAGTGGATGAAGAACCCGAGCTTCGGAACGGTGATGCTGCCGTCAGGGCGAGTGCTCCGGGACAACGAGATCATCGAAGGCGATCAGTGGGCGAAGAACGCCACGCTGCTCGGGCTGATCGAGGTGAAGACGGTCCAGGAGCCGGTGAAGGCAGCCCCGCAGCTGCTGACCGACTCCCAGTCCGGCTCGAACGTGAAGATCATCGCCGAGGGCGACACGTCGGCGGCTCCGCCCGTCGAGACGAAGCCGGCCGCGCCGACTCCGCCGCCCGCTCCGCCCGCTCCCCCGGTGAGCAAGGGGACGACCTCGGAGAGCATCGCCGGCACGTCGGCTGGCGCGTCGAAGGGCAAGTCCAAGCGGTAGTCGCTCAGCTTCAGGAAGCGTAGTCTGGGAGCTGAACGACCATGGCCGTCAACGAGACCGAACTGAAGGGATGGGTCAAGAGGACGCTCGGTTTCCCCACGCAGCGCGTGGAGCTGACCGAGGACCAGCTTGACGATTCGATCGCTGACGCGAAGCGATGGTTCGCGAACTGGAAGGGTACCAACAAGGAGATGACCCTCGCGGTCATCGCCGGCCAGAGCGAGTACACGCTGCCGAACGATGTGAACGATGTCCTGAGCATCGCGCCGGGCGTTTCTGCGGTCGACCTGCGAGTGCTGTTCACCTCGTTCAACTTCCTCGACGAGTCGATCCCTTACGACCTGTTCCGAGTTCCGCAGGCAGGTGGCGTGTACTCGACGTTCGCGCAGACCATCAGCTACGTCGACATGGTGAAGCGCGTGATGTCGTCGGACGTCGACTACGAGTTCGATCGCGACAGCCACAAGCTGAGGATCTTCCCGGTTCAGAAGGGCTCGTACTCGGCGCTCATCTCGTACAAGTCGGCGACGGTCGACATCTCCTCCCTGGACCCGCGGGACGAGGAGCTGATTCGCAGGTACACCTTCGCCAGGGCCAAGATGCGGCTCGGGTACCTGCGCTCGAAGTTCGACAGCTATCCGCTGGCCGGCGGAGACAAGAAGCTCGACGGCGAGACGCTGAAGCAGGAGGCGAAGGAAGAGCTGGAGGCGTTGCAGGAGGAGATCGTCGGACTCGGCTTCCCCATGGGGATCATCACGGGGTAGAGATGCGAACTGCGATCCTTCAAAGCGAAAAGCGAGAGCGTGCGAGGGTGGCCGAGAGGGCGTACTACGCGCGAAACGCTGCCAAGGTTCGTGCGAAGTCTGCCAAGCGGCAGGCTGAAGA